TGGCTTCGTTGACCTTAGGTGCGATATCTATTGCAGCTCCATTACCTTGCGCCATTCCAACCATGGCTGTTAGTGTGGCAGGAGTTAGAGAGGCCTTAGGTGTACCAATGGCTACATATTGCCCATCGGCAACTGTGGTCATCGACCTCGCGCTAGCTATAATATCATCTGCCATACTCTATTACCCTATGTTATAATGCCACCTTTTGATACCGGTTCAATGCCCGTGGTGGTTTTAATATAATGATTCTGCACATCTTTAACAGTAGGTGCGTGCATCATTACATGTCTTTTTTCTAACCGTATACTCTTATTTAAGTCACTTGTAAATAGACTTTGTAGCAAGCCGAGACCCTGTTGGCTAGGCATGACAGTGCATGGTTTAATCACTGTAAATGCATCATCTGACTCTTCTACGATTTTAGCGACGATCTCGTCACCGTTGACTATCTTAAAAGTTACTATATCATCTTCTGCATACTTGTTAGTTACTAACATTTGAATCCCCTAGTTTATTGAATAATTCTTCATCTGATAATCGTGCTAATCCTTGATATCCACCTTCTACAAATAACGCATCACCTAGATAGATCTGTGGTGCAGAACGATGTCCCTGGCCAATGAGCCACTCGCGAGCTTCCGGATCTTCATCGATCATCACCGTTTTAAATTCTATACCTTTAGTCGTTAGTAGGTATTTTGCTTTCTCACAATATGGACAATTATTTTTACTGTATACTGTTAACATTTATCTGATGTCCTATAATGCTGGTAGTTCATCGTAGTCAATTCCTTCACCCATGACTCCAATTACATAATTTGTTGATTCATTTTCTTGTAAGGCTGTTTGTTTTTTACTAGTATCACTGTGTTTATTAAACCATGGTATAGGAGTTGTTTTAGATGCCGGCTCTTGATATTTAATACCAATGTCTTTTAAGGCACCTACAGCAGTATAGTCTACAAACTCTTTTAAGATAGCAGCATTAAGACCAATCACAGGTCCTTTATTAAACAAATAGTCTGCCCATGTTTTTTCTTCACGGATAACATCAAGATACATTTGATAAACTTCTTCAGCACATTCTTCTTTTACTCGTGCAAAACGTGCATCTTCTTTAACTACCTGATTGATCAACCAAGCGGTCCATTCTTTGTGTAGTAGTTCATCTTGTAGGATTAGGCTAATAATATTACCATTGCCAATGAAGATCTTGTTTTCGACCATGGCCAAGCTGGTAGCGAATGACACCATAAAGCGGAATGCTTCTAATCCGTAGCTGGCGTTCAATGCCAACCATATGGCTTTGATGTGATCCTGCTCTTCTATCTTATGTCCAAGTTCTTTCTTACAGTTGACCAAGTGCAGTGCGTCATAGTAATTGCCAATATTGCTAGCCATGCTGACGATCTCTTGTGTGTCATGGATAGTGTTAAACACATCTTTAGGCACATTATAGATGTTACGGATGATGTGACTGTAGCTACGGCTATGTATATTAGTTTCAAAGAAACTCCAGTTATACATCAAGGCTTCTAGTTCCGGAATACTCACCACAGGAGTAAACACCTGTGCAGGACCACGACCTTGTAGGCTGTCTAATGCTGTCTGGCGCAATAGGTTGCTGGTAAAAATATGTTTAACAGTATCGCTAGCATCTTTGAAGTCATTTGAATCTTTGGTTAAACTAATTTCTTCTGGGATCCAAAAAAATCCACGAGCTGTTTGTTCTAGTTTAACTAACTTGTTATATTTGACTTCTTCAAATCTCTGGACGGTTACTGGTCCAGCAGGATCCAGAAACATCTTCCTATTAAGATAATCTGTGTCGTGTCTTAAATCGTATTGTGCCTTGCTCATAGTTTACACCCCTCGCAATCGTCATCTAATAATTCTGTTGTTGTATCTTGTGTTTGTGCTTCTATTACTTCATCTACTGATTTACTACCAGCTTTGTTGATCAAGCTGTAGTAGAATGTTTTAATGCCCCAGGCATGTGCCTGCATCAAGTTGCGTGCAATCACAGTTGTTGGAACTTTACGATCTGGCCAATGTGCTGGATTATAAAATGTATTTGTTGAAATACTTTGATCTACATAGGCTGCTAACACTGCCGCAGTCTTTAAATAGCCATCACAGTCTCGTTGGTCCCACATGAGTTGATACTTGGTTTTTAATTTATTGTATTCTGGTACTACCTGTATAAAGCTACCTGCTTTTGATTCTTTGACTGAGATCAAACTCATTGGCATTTCAATACCGTTAGTTGACCCAATAACCACGCTTGAACTTTCTACCGGAGCGATGGCCATCAATGTGGCATTACGCACACCATATGATCTCATGTCGCTACGTAGTTGTTCCCAATCTAGTTCACGTGTTGGCGTAAAGTCAGCAAGTTTGTTTACACCTCGAGCACGATTCTCCCAGGGGAATTTACCTTTACCATATCTAGTATGTTCACTATGCAAACATGCTCCACGCTCTTTTGCTAGTTCAACTGTTGATTCTGTTAGATAAAATGCCTGATGTTCCATCCATGTCTTAACTTCTTGTAGTGCTTCTGATTCGCCATATTGCAAATTACGTTTAGCATGCCAATAGGCCAAGTTAGTGATACCAATCCCCAATGGACTTATTTCATCATTACTTAATTTACTTTGTATTGATAAAAAATCCTGATAGTCTAGGATATTACACAAACTTCTTTGTAAGGTACGACATGCACGACGCATGTCTTCTGGGTTGCGGAATGCTCCCCAATTGATACTACCTAACGTACATAGAGCTATGCGACCATTTTCGTCATCCAAGCGTTTGAATGGCTTGGTGGGCAGTAGGATTTCGCAACAGAGGTTACTCTGATAGATGGTATGATATTCAGGATCAAAAGGTCCTTGCTTCATAACATTGTCAATGAACACCAGATAGATCCTACCTGTGTCAGTCCGCTCTTTAAGTATACCGCCTTTAAATACTTCTTCCGCACTTAATACTTTCTTACGCAAACCTCGTTGCTTTTCATACTTCTCGTACAACTCTTCAAATAACTTTGTATTTTTATAAAACGCTTCATATAAGTCAGGTACTTCGTTAGGATCAAAGAATGTGATATTTTCTTTGTTTTTAAAACGACGCCAGAACAAGGCGTTAAGCACGACACCATAGTCCATGTGACGCACACGTGTTTCTTCAGTGCCCTGATTATTTTTAAGCACAATAAGATCATCAAACTGATGATGCCATATAGGGTAGAATACTGTAGCACTTGCATTACGTATACCACCTTGGCTACACGAACGTAGATCTCCAAACCACTTCTTAAGGAAGGGGATCATGCCAGTGTGCATGATTTCCCCGCCTCGTATAGGACTTCCCAATGGGCGCAAACGACCTATCTCTAGACCAATACCAGCACGCTTGGCTGCATACTTGGCCATCATCTCTCCTGATGCAAAGATACTATCTAAGTCATCATCACTTTTAATCAGCACGCAACTGCTGAATTGTTTTGTAGGGGTACCCAAGCCAGCGAGCACTGGAGTGGCGAGCGTGAACAATCCGTCACTGGCGCAGGTATAGTAATCTTTAATGTAACGTAATCTTTGACTGGGATTCTCTTTATGGAATACTGTAGCGGCAGCTACCATATAGCGAACCTGTGGGGTTTCATAAATTTGTTTTGTGCTACGATTTTTAACTAGATATTTTTCAATTAGTTGTTCAATGGCCGCATAGCTGTAGTCTTCATCTTTACTGTGATCGATGATGTCTTCCATCTTGTTCCACTCTTCTTCTGTGTACCAAGCAAGAAGTTCTTGCGTATATAATCCTGTGGCTGCATTTGTTTTAACGATTTCATATAAATGGGGAACTTGATAGTCACCATAGATATCTTTGCGTAGCATCGACAATCTCTGCTTGCCTGCCACAAATTGATAGTTAGTGTGTCCTACTTCTGGCTCGTGTTCTACGTCAATCAAATCAACAATAGCACGTAATGTAATTTCGTCAATTTCACGTGTGCTGATGCCATCATAGAAGTGCGGTTGAGCTTTAATTTCGATCATACTCTGACTAACGTCAGCTACACCCTGACAAACTTTTGCTACCTGGGCCTGCCATTTTGTAAGATCTAGTGGAACGATAGCACCACTACGTTTTTTAACTTGAATGTTGCTCACTTGAAACCTCTATTTGTTTAATATTTTTCTAGCTGTAAATCCGTGCTTGAGTATTGATACAGCAGTTGTAACTGTTTTTCTTCTATCTGCTTTGTATTTACTATTTCGTAGGGCCAATAATTAAGAATATATTTCCCATCATCTAACCAAGCTACACAATGACGGGTTTTGTCTTTGTAATCATAATATACTCTTATTTCCATAGGAGTTGGTTTATGGCTGCTAAAGTATATAGTATACACTATTCCTAGACTTTTAGCAACGTCACACCAGTAGTTTTCGGCTAACAATGCCCAGGGATCTGGCCAAGTTTTTGGATCACTTGGATCCAAATTATAATTGACAAATGGAGCAGTGCCCCACATGTTGTTTAGTTCTACTACCGCGCTTTCTAAAGGTAGTCGGTCTAACTGATGGCGGAAATCTTTCCACTGCGTCAGCCTATCGTTAACACGCAGGTTCCAAAAATTTTGCCACATTTTAGTAGAAGTTTTTTAGGTAGTAGGTCAAGTTAGCTGATGTACCAACACCAGTGGTCGTATAACCTAATGTAGCAAGATTACCAATGACTGCATTGCCAGTGATGTTTGCCGTCCAATATAAGGTAACACCTAGATTATTGGTTTCGCTATAGTCTTCATCAAATACTATAACATTACCATTCAATTGGGTAACGTGCATAGATCCAACTCTGCTGTCGACACCTCTGGTGATATTATAATCTACGATCCTTGATGAGGCGTAAGGGTGTCCAGCTGGGGTAACTGAACTTATGGTTAATGTTGTATTAGCTAGTGTTGTTGTGTTGTCTGGTAAAGTAACAGTGGTTATTGTCACTCCGGTTATATTAGCGATCTGTGATTGTATTAATGTGATATTAGCAGCAATGTTAGCAACATTGGCTTCTAGGGCAACGATACCTACATTGATCAATCCGACGCTGTATTCTGTTAAGATTTCAGTTACACCAACTTCTGGTGCACCTTCTGCCAGTGTGCCTTTACCAATAAACAAGCGTTGGGTGTCAACCGACCAACCAAATTCACCTGTGGCTAATTGTGGTAAGTCTTCCTGTAGACCACTGCGTACCTGTATTTGAGAGATTTGTATTACAGCCATGTTATCACCTTAGTTCAATATCTAGTATTTATGCTAACTTATAATACTGCTCTACTCTATCAAACCAACGGTCCATCCAGATCGTCCATTCATTGCCGCTAACGGTCCAGGTCTGAAATTCTGGACGGGCAAAGGTATTGTCTTCAAGTAGCTTAGGTGCTACGGCCATCAGGATCACACCTTGTTTAATGTCAGTTCCATGGACTTCATTATGTGCGGCAGCATAGGCGCATAATTGTAAGAAATAGTCTTCAATCCACTCGGTTTTCTTAGGTTTATTAGTCTGTTTGTAGTCGATAATCGCTGGGCTACCCTTGTATACTCCACAGGCATCTGTTGTACCTGCATACAGGCCCGGAACGTATAAAGGCACTTCTATGCCCCAGACTTCGTCTACGTGTTTAAGTCCATGTTCTACGATCTCTTGTGCCATGGCATAACTCTGTTGGCTATTTGGATTAGTGCCAGGTTGTCCCATTTCACGATCGTTGCGCACATAGTCTTCTAACCATTTGTGCATACGTGTGCCGCGGCTAGCGGCTTCTGTGGTGATCTGTTGGGCTTGTTGGGTTCCTACACGTTTGCGCCAATTCTCAAGAGCATCTCGCTTCTCTTGTGGTTTGGTACGATCTAAGATTGTAGTGACACTAGGAACACGTGATCCGTCTGGTAAAGTATAAAGCCGTTTACCTTCTACGGTATCACGATTGATGGGGGTATAGTTGTATTTTTGTATAAGCATCTTACTAGTATATATTACTAATTACAAGATGTCAAACAGTAAATGATTCTCCGCAACCGCATTCGGCCTTGGCATTAGGATTTTGAAACTCAAATCCTTCATTGAGTCCTTTTTTAGCATAGTTAATTTCCATGCCCTGTAGATAAACTATATCTTTTTTATCAATTAATAAAGTAACACCACGTTCATCTATTTCAATATCGTGTTCACGTACTTCATCAGCAAATTCTAATACATAAGCAAATCCACTGCATCCGGCAGTGCGCACACCAATACGCATACCTACACCTCGACCTCTATTATATAGAGAGTCTTGCATCTTTTTAGCGGCATTAGCTGTAAGAGTTATCATATCCATTATTTAAACCAACCTTGTTCTTTTTTCTCTAGCCTGTTTAATACGGCTTGTTTTTCATCGTCTGTCATATCATACCATCCTACGATTTCGTCTACCGTACGGCCACAACCTGCACAGACTTCATTGTCATAGCGGCATACTGATATACAAGGGCTTTCAATGGGCGACTTCTTCATGTTTCTTTCTATAGTCTGCTATGGCTGATTTGATCGCATCTTCTGCAAGCACCGAGCAATGTATCTTGACGGGCGGTAACGCGAGTTCTTCTGCGATGTGTGAGTTTTTGATGGTCTGAGCCTCATCCAACGTTTTGCCCTTGAGGAGCTCGGTGACAAGGCTACTACTAGCAATAGCACTACCACAACCATACGTCTTAAATTTGGCATCTGTTATGATCCCTTCATGCACTTCGATCTGTAGTTTCATCACATCACCACAGGCAGGTGCACCAACCATACCTGTTCCTACATCTGGACTATCCTTGTCCATGGTGCCCACATTACGAGGATTTTCGTAATGGTCTAGAACTTTTTCTGAATAAGCCATATAATCTCCAATAGTATACTAAAATACTATAGTATTTATGGTGCTATGTCAAGAGGGATATCTATATTTTGGTAATTCGTGTTCTTGTATGATAGGAACGAATGTTGGTTTTGGAAGATTTTCTTTAAGCTCGCCTAATGCTGTATGCCATTTAATATTTTGAGGGCAAAACTCGCATTGTGCTATATGAGTATCCTTTGTAGCGGAAAATTGTTGTAAGATTTCTTCACTGCAATCGGCTGATAATGGTTGATAACTATATAATAGTTCTCTTTGTCTTGCGTCTAGTCTCAAATCAAATTGTTGATCAAAGTCTGGTAAATTGCTCATAGCAGGGCATTTATATAATTTACCTTGATACATAGTATGGTCGTGTTTCATGTCACAAGCGGCAAAGGCTTTTACAGGATCACTATTGTGTAAAATAAAATGATTATCTTGTTTAATTACTGTTGATTGATGAAATGTAAAAGCTTCTATTACTCCGGCGTAATATTTCCAACGTTCCTTTAATTCTTCCGCTGCTGCAGGGTCATGTAAACTGAGTCCAAATCCTACTTTATATTTTTTCCAAAAAGTTAAATGCTCTGGACGTTGATACGTGCCGTTAGTTTGTATCATTATCACTGCATCGGGCCACAATCTACGTAGATTACTAGCCCATAATTCTAGATCAGGATTAAGTGTGGGCTCTCCACCGATGATAGTAATGCGTGGTAAATCTAAACGCTTGCTCCAGGCTTCATAAGCAAGAGCATGGTCGGACCAACGTTGGTGACCTTTGAAATTGTAGTTGTTAAAACGATTACACCCTCTACAAGTAAGATTACAGACGTTGGTTATGTAGAATTCTACTACAGGGAATAGTTTGATCATCTAGTATTTAACGGTATTATAGTGCGGCGCCACGTGTCTTGGCTGCACGTTTGGCCATGTTTGAAACGGTGTCCACTGGGGCTTGCGTCGCTTCACCATCTGGAGTGTTAGTAGTTGTAGCATCTGTATCAGCATCTTCGCCAGCTGGTAGTAATTCAATATAATCTTTGTTGTAGCTTTTGATTAGATTTTTAAGAGCTGGATTGTTTTCGTTGGCCGCAACCAATGCATCATAGTCAAAGGTTTTATCTGTGTTTAAAACCAGGTTGATTAGGCTCTGTGTTGAGATCTTTGGGGGTTGTTTTTTATCTTTATATCTATGGCGAATAAGTTCCAGAGCCGTTGTTAAATTTGACTCTGGAGTATTTGTTGGGCCATGTGTAAATTCATTTAAGCGCACGATTAACGCAATTCACGACCAAGTTCTTCTGCACCACCTACCGCGGCATCAGTAGCACCAAAACCATCAGTTTCGTCAGCATCTAGATCACTGCCTGGAGCTGGAGGTAATTCTGCATCACCACCGCTTAGGTCAGCGCCGGCATCGCCTGGCATTGCCATTGGGTTGTCAACTTGCTCACCTGATAATACACGAACGCCATTATCAACACCTTCGCGTGCTGATTGTAGATTTTGCATTAGTGTATCTAATGTTGTGCCTACTGCGTTTTTAAATGCTTCTGCTTGTTCGCTACCAATTTGGTCACGGATACTATCTAGTAGCTGTGGTAATTGCTCATTCTGCATCTTACCAACTTTCTCGATAGCGTCTTGGACGCTGTCTACCATATCTTTAGCAGCCAATAGCACTTCAGCGTTACCTACTTCACCTTCAACAAGTTGTTGACGACGTTCGTCAAGCCAAGCTGTTAAACCTTCTTTAACAGTTAGTAATTCCATATAACGTGGATTACGTTCTGCTGTGTGTAGATTTACGCTATGGCGAATCTTGTCTAGATTAGCTGATATTGTTTCACTGAGCTTTTCTGCTTTTTCAACAGTCAGATTGCTGTAGTTAATAGCAAAGCCAAAGCGACTTTCTAGTAACTTATTGATCTTACGTGCTGATTTTACGGACATTTCTGCTAGTTTCATGGTTAATTTCCTAATTACAGTTTAATATATTTAGCCAAGTTTAAGTTTTTCTTAATTTCTTTCTTGACTTGTTCTATGCGGGACATGGTTTCTGTATAGCGTGTAGAGTAAAAATCTTCACCCCACCCGTCGCCTAGTTGCTGGGCTTTTTTATAGCGTAGTCGATACAATGTCGCATCAAATTCTAGTTTGTTTAGTAGGCTATCGCTATCTCTAATGTCTCTAGCCAGCTGTGTTTGTTGTTTATGCAGGGCTATACAATAATAGATAGCATCTTTACGGTTAAAAAAGTCGAATAGCTGTTGATCTTGCTCCATAACACGCCAGCATTCAGCGTTGATTTTAACCACACGATAGTGCCCTACTAGGACATCTGTGCCTAGCTGATAACAAAAAGGTAAATCGCTGGGACTATCTGCTAGCCGACCTAGTTCTTCTTGGGTGAAACGCTGGATTTTCTCAACATCAAAGTTATTTGATGATTTTTTTGTAGTAGATTTTGCCATCTTCGTTGGTGCGCAACAACACATCCTTGACTGTTAGATTATGAGCCAATAGTTGTTCGCGCTCATCTAGTTGACTTTTTGCCACAGGGATATCGTCTACAAACTGTTCGAGCAGATCTTGCTCTTCGTTGGTAATCGCTAGTAATATTTTGTTTGTGAGTTCAACTATCTTCATGCAAGTATTTATGTTACTTGAATAGAGCGTTGCTGATAAATCCAATGAGTCCTGCTAGGATGACACCAAATATAGTCACGATGATACTGACAGTCTGTTTGTCCTGTCCTGCTACTTTATTCGTTAGGCTTTCCTTGATGTCCACTAGGTGGCCTTCAAGTTTATCTATACGGTGTTCTAGGTTATCTATTTTAGTTTCCAAGTTGCTGTACCTTACGGCACATATCTCAACGTGGGCTTCTAGATTCTGTTTCTCAATTTCTGTTGGTTTGGCCATCTCGCCTTCCTAAGTGAGCGATGCCGTCTTTTGAATGAGCCTTAACAATGTGCCTTAATATGTGCCTTAATGAATGCCTTTGAGCATCTAATATATTTAACTAAATTTTAATACTTTTAAAGTATATGTTATTCCATGGACCTTTGGGTTCAAACACTGCAAGTTCTGGCAATATGGTTTCTGTAAGACCCAGTATTACTGGGGTTATCTTGAAGTCATATTTTACTAGACCAAACCTATCCGGTCCTTCTTTATAGATATCTGCATAGTCAACACCAAACGTAAAGGTCCAGATCTTATGTTCACCTTGATACTTGATACCAAAGTTATATTTGATGACATCATCAACGACGTTGTCAGTTTCTAATATAGTAGGCTGAGTGCGTAGGCTCAGGATCTGTTGGACCGTTTCCCAGTTGCGCTGTTGATTACGTTTCTGTTCGTTCTGAAGAGACCAGCTGATAACTCCCGTTGGAGTTATATCTACTAGAGTAAAACCTTGATAGAGATATTGTTGAATGTCCACAGTAATATTTATAGACATAAAAAAACGGCACTATAAAAGTGCCGTTTTGTTTTACTTGAATACTAAGTTTTAGATTAGTATGTGAATGCTGCTACTGTAGCGCCTGAAACACCTGAACCATTTACGTATGTGTTGCAATACGCTTGTAGTGATGTACCACCTGTTGCTGGGCTTGGTGCTGCACCAGATAAAGCTACGTGGAATAAATTACCACTTGCTGGTTGACCTAATAGTTCGATAGAACCAATTTGCTCAATAGCTAGAACTAATTTTTCATAGTCTGATCCAGCTGCTAGGTAGTTGATGTTTAAACCGTTACCAAATGTAAATAAACCACCTGATGTTACTGTGTAGTGTGTAAGCGTGCGGCCTGTTACTGCGATATTACCTACCTCAGTACCAAGATTACGTGCACCACCGTTTGTTCTTGTAATTGTTGCCATGTTATGTTTCTCCTTAAGTTTTTACGCTTTCGCGCATACTTTTATTTATGCTTTCGATGAAAAATTCGTTCTAGAGAACGTCAAACGATCTACTAGTTTAACAGCGCCGCCG